CTGTAATTGTACCTTCATTATTTCCAAAAGACCCTGCTGTTACAACAGACATTCTATAAACTCGTAAAAATTGTTGTGTTGTAGTAACTGTAGTTGTTCCATCTAAATCAACAGTCTCTTCTACAAGAGCATAAGAAGAATCAAGTCCTTGTATTCTTAAAGTTCTTCCAGCTGTTCCTACTACATCATCATTAGCATTATCACTGACTACATCAAGAGTAGCTTGAGCTGTTTGCCAAGGATAGTTATTTCCTGTTTCCCAAATAGTTTCAAAAGAACCTGAGCCAATACTAGAATTGTATCCAAATTTATTAATCATAGAGTAACCAGGAACTTTACCCTGTTGAACTGCTAAATAAAATGGAATGTCATCAACTGTACTTCCACCTGTTATTGGATTGACATTATTACAAGACATTAATTTCTCCCATTAAACCAAGAAAATCTTTCAGACTGTTCTGTTTTTTCTTTTTGATAATTTGTATTTAATTGATTTTGTAAGCTTTCTAAAGCTAAGTTAATTTGTCTAAAAGCATCAGGAGTAAATTCCTGCGGTGGTTCAGGTAAGAATACATTTACTTTAGCCATTATCTTCTACCATCTGGTTGTATATCAAATCTAAACTGACCGAATCTCCAGCTTTCATTAACAGCATCATTTTCTACTTTTAAAGCTGCTAATCTACTTCTAGCTCTAGTATCTATTTTATCTGTTGATGAATTAATAGTAAAAGGCCCTAATGTAGAACTTGTTTGCGTATCAGCAGGGTATCTTCTTAATAATATAGTTATCTTTGCATTACCATTTAAATATTTAAAGTCAGGTATAAATCTTCTTACTTTAATAAAGTATTGTCCATCACCATCTGCATCTAAATCGAAATCTCCTGATGTAATATAAGCTGGAATTGGATTTATAGTTCCATTTGCTAATACTTCATTTGTTCCTATTTCGTGATTAAATACTCTAGACATTCCATTTGATACACCTTGAATTGTTGGCGTAGTCGGAGCTGTATTAACCATAAATTGAGTAGCCATTGGATCATCAAATACGTGTGAATCAATGTACGAAGTTCTTGCTAAAGAACTAGTTGTCCAAGTCTGTTCCGCATAATTATATGTAACTAGTTTATTAACATAATTAGAATTAAAACTTGCATAAAACCAATAGATTTCAGAATATAAACTATTATGAGCTCCATAAGTTAATTCTGATCCGTTAGCAAAATTAAAACCTGGTGCACCATCGTCTGTTAAGAATACATAATCTTCAACTAAAGAAGGAATACTTTTAACAGTACCATCAAACATAAAAAATCCACCTGAGTCACCAATCCAATAAACAGCACCATTTGCATACACAATTGAATGTTGACCTACACAACCACAGTTAGATCCTACTTGTCTAATACTAAATGTAAAAGGAGGTCCTACGAACTGCATTAGGTATGCAGAAGTATCAGTTAAAATTAATATATAATCTTTCGCTTTAGCTGCACCTATAATTTTAGTTCCGCTATCAATTCTAAAAGAACCTGCTGTATTTACAGATGTTGCTGTATAATCCGTTAAGGATTCTTGATCCGAGAACCGTATAAACATTTTATCTTGTGTACCAGGTGAACCAATAGTTGTTTCAGTTCCTAAAATGATTAAATGCCTATCTCTATCTGATACCATACTCATTACAGATTTTGTTGGTGCTCCAGCAATAATTGTAGCTCTTGTATTTATACCTGCACCTGAATTTGGATCCCAAGAAAAAGTTGCACCATTTTTAATTGTTGCAATTAATAGTTCACCATAGTTATCTAAAGACCAACTACCGGGATCAAGAACTGCATTTGATGTTGTTCGTGGTGTACCCCAAGTTGAAGAACCATATAAACCTGTACCCCAACCATAACCATAAGCTTGCAATAAAGGACCTACTTTGTAATAAGGTTTAGAATCTAATGTTCCATCATTAGTGGCACCTGTGCCTGTTTCAGCTGTAGGCATTAAAATTGTAAAAGTTGTAGTTGTTGGTGCAAGTTGCACTTCAAATAATATATCATCAAAATCAGCAGCAACATAATCTGTTTGCCCCGCAGTAAAAGATCCTGCATTTTCAAATGTTAATAAATCACCTGGTTCAAGATTGTGAGCAGATGGGCAAGTAATTTCTACGGTTCGTGATCCGTTAGTCGTGGTAATATCGCATCCTGTTTGAGCTAAAGATGTATCAAATGGAGTAATATCATAATAATCATCACCGTTATATATATATAAAATCTTATTAGTACCGAGTGCAACATATTTCCTCCCGTCTAAATCTGCCCAACTATGTGAAGCTCTTACTGCTCCAACTAATTGTTTATTAAGTATTTCTTGCCAGCCACCTATTTTTTCAGGCATACCATATCTAAATCTAACATAGTCACCATCTACCCATTGGTTTTCGGCTCCTGAGTCAGACGCTTGTTTATTAAATCCTGGTGCAAAGTTTACTTTTGTTAAAGGCATGCGAACATTATACACTATGATTTTTTAGGTATAAATATCGTCCATTCTAGCTTAGACAGCAAATCATTTATGTAGACTTTAGTTAGTTTATTTTTCTTTATGTATTGATGAAGTTCTTTTAAATCTAAAATGACCCATTTATCTTCCATTTCTAAAACCATTTTATCTGCTTTACTATCTGTTCTCCCTTTTTGAGCAGGGGTACCATCAGGAAGATTAAACATATCCCTTACATCAAATCTATAAAAAGCATTTTTGTCTTTTATAATACCTGCAATATTCCAAGATGCCTTTTCTTTTGGGTATTCGATAGCTGTTAAATTTTCAGAAAATCTATCTACTATATTCATAGAAGACTAATAATAATTATACCAACCAGTTATAATATATTTTTCTTTTGTTTTACTTATTTGACCTTTATGTATATGAGTAAAATCTGAAGGCCAAATCACAGTTAAACCTTTTACTGCTTTAGTAGTTATATTTTGATACTTAAAAATTGTTCCTCCATCTTCCACATTATTTAAATATGTCATAAAAACTAACATTCTTTTTGTAGTTGATAGTCCACCTCTTTCAGAATGTTCAGCAAAAAACCCCTCATTCTTTTTATATTTTTGAATTTGATAATTTTCTATTGTAGAGATAAATCTATCATGTTGGTTTATTTGTGGATATTTTTTCATATATTCAACTAAACATTTTTGTAGTTCATCATTATAATTATCTAATGCTGAATCATATCCTGATATAGATATATCAGTGCTTATTTTTTTTTCTGGATAAACTCCATAACTACATAAACCAGGATTTTGTCTATGTTTATTATTTTCAAAAAAATTAATTAATTCATCACATACTTTTTCATTAATGTACCACCCACCTATAAAACTATCTAATTTAAATTTTTCTTCTTTCATTTATTTAAAATAATTAAAATTAATAACTAATCTAATTTTTTTGTTCGTATGAGTAGTGCCAGTATGCTCTGTATTTACAGGAAAACTAACAAGTCTATTAGCTTTACTTTTTATTTGTTTTTTAAGTTTTGGAAAAACTGTGTAACCATTATTATCATTTATATAATAAACAGATGTTGTAGCTCCTTTTACTTCTTCTTTAAAATCAGTATGAAGTTTTAAAGGAACAACTTTATTATACATTGTAGTTAAATTTGCTTTTATTTTAATTATTTTTTTAGGATTAATTTTATTTAAAATTGGATTTAATATATTAAAATAATCACTATTAATTATATCATTGATATAAAATATATGTGCAAATTGAAAATAAAAATCTTTTTTATCATTTTCATATGCAGTAGAACTGTAATAATACCATGGAAAAGTATTACTTTCAAAAGTTTTATAAATATTATTTAATATTTTTTTATCTATAAGGTTATCTTTAATCTTTATGTTCATAAGAATAAGAACTGTTAAATACAATAACTGTTTTGTTTGTAGTAGTTTTGGGAGATTTATGAACAACAAAAGCAGGAAAAGTTATTAGATCTCCTTCTTCTACGTCGAAATTATATTCTTTACCATACATATCTTTTATTAAAGTTTTGTCTTTTTTGTTAGGTAAATCTAAAAAGTATATATTAGTAAAATTACATCTTGGGTGGGTATGCCAAGCATAAACATCATTCTTTTCATAAATATGAAACCAAACATTTTGCATATCTATTTTATTAGAACTAAAGTAATCAAAAATTTGATTGTATTCAGGTTTTAACATTTCAGCAAATGTTGTTAAATAAAGTTTTTTACTATTATCCTCAACATACCAATCACTTTTAGAAACAACCGAATAAGGATATTCTAGTTTTTGATTTATGGTTTTTTTAATTAATTTTAATAATTTAGCTTTATATTTTTTATGATTCTTTACCTTTATCTTTATAAAAGGACATTTTATTTCTTGTACTATCACTACAGCTTATCTCTAATAATTTGTTTTAGTTCTGTTATTTTTTCTAAAAAGGTATCATTTATTTTTTGTAATGTTTCTATTGTAATTTCTAGATTAATGATGTGTTTTTTTAAATCTCTATTAATTATAACTTCATTTGCTTTTACTTGTTTTTCCATACTAACAAGATCTTTTAAATCTTGTATTTCTTTTTCGAGTTGTTCTTGTTTTTTTATATCCATAATTTATCTCCTTATATTTTTGGTAATCCTAAGTGAGGTCTTCCATCATATATCCTAGATTTGTTTTGTTTTTTATCTTCGTTATAATGAAGAAATACCTGTGCACATAATTCTTTTTTAAATTTTTCTCTCCAATGATAAACTTCACAACCTTTATAAATTAACATATCACCTTGCTTTAAAGTAATTTTAATTTTTTCTTTTGTTTCTGGAATCTCTAAATAGATAGGCCATATATCACCCCCTAAATTCAAAGTAGTCGATATTTCACAACTAGGTCTATCTATATGTCTTTTTAACTCGCATCCTTTTACATAAATTCTAGCATAAGAATAAGTTGAAAATAATTTTTTATTTAATTTTTTTTGTACTATGGGTCTTATTTTTTCTAATAATGTTTCCATAGCTGAATCTGAATAATAAGAAAAAGCTTCTGGCGATTGAGGATCATTAAATTTTCCAAATAAATTACTATTATTTTCATTTATATTTAAATTTTTATAAATTGGATTTTGAGTTAATTGAACAAATACTGATCTTTTTAATAAAAAATAAGTATAAATAAAATCTGCTAAATCTTTAGAAATTGCATTTCTAACTATTTTATAATGAATTTTTTTCATTTTATTTTAGATGCTCTCCTAAACTCCAATTAACTAAAGAATATCTTAAACCTTTAGTAACTGGTGTAACTCTATGCCAAGTATTAGCGGTAAATACACATACTGATCCTTGAGGCATTATTTCTTTTGCTGTTAAAATTTTATTTTTTTCACCTGGTTTAGGATCACAGAATTGTAATTCTCCTCCTTTGTAGTCTTTTGGATCAGATAAATTTATGACACAAGAAATTTTTCTATTAAATTTAGGGTCTTTGTCTGCTTGATAAGCATCTTGATGCCAATTATAAAAATTATTTTTATTGTAAATTGTAAATTGACTACCTTCTGAATGAGTAAGAGTATAGTTCCATCCAGCGTTTTTATTTGCAATTTTTACATAATGATGAATTATGTCCCACAACCATTGTTCATGAATGAAAGAAACATTTGATTTTCTTGTTTTTTCTAAAGCTTTTAAATCTTTTTTACTTAAATCTTTAGGATTCATAGACATAATTGTACCCTGTCTAACATTACTTGAAAAACCAGTTTTTATTATTTTTTCACAGTTTTCTTTTGATATAGCTGCCGTAAAATACCAATATAAAAATTTGTATATCATTAATTTATTAAGTTAAACATTTGTATATTGATTTTAAAGTATAAAGTCAATATTATGTACTTTTATGCAAAATCTTATTAGTTTACCTATTATAATATATAAATACCCTGAATTGAATAATCTAAAAATAAAAGATGAGCTTTTAAAATATTTAAAAGATAACAGCTGTTGTTATAGTTATCCTAATTGTACTCATCCAAAGTATCAATCTGCACCAAATTTATTTGACCTAAATAATAAAGAAATAAAGCAATTGAAAAAATATTATTTTAATTGTCTAAAAAAACAATTTAATAAATTTAAAATTATAGAAAACAAAAGTTGGGTTTTTTTAACTGAATCAAATAAAGAAATTTCTTCTGTTTGGCACAATCATTTTAATAAAAAATTTAAAGGTAAAAATATAAAACAAATATCAGGTATATGTTATATTACAAAAACACCTACTGGGACTTGTTTTGAAAATAACTATTTTTTTTCTTTAATAAAACCTCATTTACATCATTGGTATATATTTGATTCAAATTTACACCATTGCCCATTAAAAGAAGTAGTTTTAGAAAAAAGAATTATTATTGCAACTTCAACTATTATTGAGCTAAATCCCAAGACTGAGTAGCTTCATTCCATACATAGGAACTTCCATCATCAGGATATGGAATAGGGGATTCCCATTTAAATTGATTATTTAAAGTCCAAGACTCAAATGGTTTTGGATATATAAAAGCATCATTAACTGCATCATATTCTCCACCTATACAAGCAGCATTGTATCTAATAGAACCATCAGAAGCGTATTGTTTTATATTATTAATTTTTAATAATTGCTTTACAAAATTTTCTGCTTCAACAGAAAAATCACCACCATTATTATTAACATCTGCATCATCAATTACTATTACAGAAGTAATTTTATTTTCATCATTTAAAATTGCAAAATTTTTCATATTACTCTACTGTTAAAGTTCCACTTACGTTAAATGTACCAATTTTATCTCCTGTAGGTCCATCTGTAGTAACTGTATTACTTCCTGGAGCAACAGTTAAAGTTACATCAGAAGGTCCTCTTACAATAATAATACCTGATCCTCCGGCTCCAGATGCTTTACCTGGATAACTTGGGGCAGGGCCTCCACCGCCTCCGCCGCCTCCGCCGCCGAGTCCGTTTGATCCCGGGCTTCCGCCACTCGAGTTATTTCCTCCCGAACCACCGCCGCCAGATCCTCCTGACGCATTTCCGCTTCCAGTGGGAGTTTCTAAACCACCAGCACCGCCTCCGCCACGAGTTACTGATGAACCTGTTATTGAATTAGCTACTCCATTTCCTCCAGATCTTGGTTGTCCAGTTTGACCTGATCCACCGCCGCCTCCAGCAGGACCTGGTCCTCCTGGATTTCCTTCTGGTGGTGTGTATCCTCCAGCATTTCCTGCTCCATTACCGTTTCCACCTCCAGATCCTCCTGGATCACCTGTTCCATCTCTTGTTCCCATTCCTCCACCTGTAGAAGAAAAATTACCATCTAAATAAGCAATAGTAGAATTTCCACCTGGACTCTGATTAGGAGCGTCATAATTTGGGCCTGTTGCTCCTGCTCCTCCTGATCCTACAGTAATTGTGTAAGGTTCTCCAGATACAAAACTAAGTTTAGTTCCACCAGGAAAAGAAGTTCTTTGACCTCCTGCTCCTCCGCCTCCAGAGTTGTAAGCATTTCCGCCTCCACCGCCTCCGGATAAAATTAAATAATCTAGTTCAAGAATTTTTTTACCGCCAGCTGACAAACCAAAAGCTTTTACCGCTCCAGCTGCTCTAGAACCTAAAATTGGCATTTTTTTATATTCCTCCTATTATGCAAACTGTGTTTGTGCTGCTAAAACAGTAAATGTTGCAGATCCTGTTTTTATAACAGTATATGAATAAACATCAGTGCTACTAGCGTTTCCTGCAGTAGGTGCAGAACCGCCTTGCCATATTGGAGTTACTCCAGATCCATCAATTTGTACTGCTGAATTATAATAAGCTGTTCCACCTTGAGGTACTGCATGAACAACAGTAATTGACTCTCCTGTGTCCATAATTGAATCAAGTGAATTAGAACCATCTCCTCTAATATTTAGAGTCCAGTTTCCTGACGCATCTGTTGTAAAATTCCAAACAGCCTGAGTAATAACATCATAGTTAACTGTTCCTGTAGCAGCTGTCGCTTCAGTAGTAACTTTTTCAGCTACATGTTGAATTTTACCTGCTCCATTAAAAGTTATTCTTCCAATTCCTTTTGGAGTTAAATTTAAATCAACATTAGTGTCACCACCTGTTGCTGATACATTTGGAGCATTTCCAGTCGCAGCATTTGTTACTGTTAATTCGTTAACAGCAGATGCAGTTGTAGCAAATTTAATTTGCTCTAAACCGTTTTCATCTCCAATGAAGTTTCCATTATCAATTAAAATATTGTTTCCGTTTGCATCTAAGTTACCACCTAATTGAGGTGTAGTATCTTCAACAATATCTTTTAAGAAAAATACATCAACAACATTTGTTCCATCAGAATAAACCATTACTGATTTACCTGCAGGTATTGTTACACCTGATCCAGAAACTGTTTTAAAAGTTAAAGTAAAACCTGCTCTTGTTGTACCATCTACAACAATGTAAGTTTTTTCAATTCCATCTGGTACATTAACACTTCTATTTGCTGCTAAAGTTCCAGTTAATTTTAATACAATGTTTCTAGCATTTGATAATGCAGCTTGAGACATAGTTAAAGTTACATCTGCTGATGCAACATCGATAGCTTCATAACCTGCAATTGCTTGTTGTAATAAGTTTAAATTTGTATTTGTTTTATCTCCCCATGTACCCGAGTTTTCACCCGTTACCATCAGTTCGAGTTTTAAATCTGTAGAATAACTTGATGCCATAATTTTTATCCTTTTTTATAATATTTAAATTTTATTTCCATTACGCTGCTATGTCAACTACTGTCCAAGTAGGAGCAGTTCCTGGATCAACAACAGCCCACGCGTTTATACCCATTATACCCGTACTTACTGTGCTTGTCACTCCTGTAGGTTCAACAATTATACTAATACCTGCAGCATAGTCACCTATTTCGAATGGCCCTAATTGTTGACCTGTTACTTGAACATTAACATTTGTAAAGGCATCTTCATTACCAATAGCTGTTGTTATTTGTTCACCTGTTAAATTTAGTGTTGCTGTACCTGATATACTTACATCTTCAACATTAGTTGTAGTTGCAATACCTATAACATCTACTTCAACACTAGGTGTAGCAACTTCTTCACCACCTATTCCAATATCAGTTCCAACACCTTGACCCCATTGACCTTCTCCATATGGAGCATAACCCCAATTTACAGCAGAGGCTGTTCTTACTTGTACTTCAATATTTGGACCACCAAATACTCCGTCAGTAGAAATATTTAACTCTTCACCAGTAAATGAATAGATAGAAGCTTGTTCTAATGTATCTGTAGTTACATTTATTTCTTCACCTGTTAATGTAACTGAACCTGTACCTGTATTTTCAGTTTCAGTACCTGTAATAATAGTGATACCATCTCCAACGCCCCATTGACCTGCGCCCCAGTATTCTGTTCCCCACTCATCATTTGCTGGAGAACTAACTTCAACAACAACTAATTCACCTGCAAATACTCCGTCAGTATCTATATCTAATTGAGTTAATGGATTTAAAGTTACTAAAACAGATGTTCCAGCAGTTTCATTTCCTGTAGTTATGCTTCTTTGTTGACCTGTTACATTAACATTTGCATTTGCTTCAATTGTAACTGTATCTGTTGTTGTGTTAATTAATTGACCTGTTAATTGAACTTCTGGAGAAGATAATTCACCCCATTCTCCTGCACCCCAATATAAACCACCCCAACCTATTTGTATTTGAGCATCAACTGTTACTGATTCAACAACTGTATTAATTTGATTACCTTGAAGTTGAAGAGTACCTAAAATACCCCAACCATTTACACCCCAAGTTTGTCTTCCCCAACCTGAATTAATCTCACCATCTACGGTTTCTTCTCCCAAAGATGTAGCTATTTGAATTCCAGAAACTTCAGCACCATTATCAGTAAGATTACCCCAAAGGTTAGCTCCCCACTGTTGACCTCCCCATCCATTTAAGGGAAAAGCCGCTACATCATTAGTTGAAATTGAAATTGTATTACTACTTGGGGTAATTGTATTTAAATTACTTTCCCATGAGTTAGAACCCCAGGTGTATTGCCCCCAAGTAGTAGACATTCATACTTCTCCTTATGCAATTCTTAAAATTGCTGACGAAGAAGTAAAGTTTGGAAATTGTATAGTAAAAGTTCCAGAAGTTGCAGTTTTATCAGAACCAAAATCTAAAACACAAACTGCTTTTTTAGCTTCAGTTGAGTTATAGATTAAAGCACCTCTCGCAGTTAATGTTACTCCTGTGAAAGATAAATCTGCAAAGTCAACGATAGCGACTCCGCCTGTTGCTAGTGAAACTTGTTGTGATTGTAATACACCGCCTCCAGCTACGTACTGGCCTGTATTTGCCACTTCACTTGTTGCTGTGTATGAAGTCGTAGCTGAACTTAAAACTGCGACTGATGTGTATAATCCTAATTTAAATACGTCACCACCTGACTCTAAATCGTGAATACCTTGTAGTATTTCTGATTTAAAAGAATTGGCTACTGCTTGTGAAATTGCCATAATGTTTTTTCTCCTTAATGTTTAAAATCTTTAATTATTTGGTGAAGGCGAAGGTATTTTAACTCTAGGCACTCCATCCATATACTCATCTCTACGTCTTCTGCCCATTTGCTCTAACGCAAAGCTTTGTATAGCTACATTATACTTGTCAGAATAGACTTTGTACATATCCATCGGCCCTTTTAAAAACTCATAGGCTTGGCACATAGTAGCATAAAACAATAAATCAGGAACATTATCAGATAAGTAAGTTGTGGTATTGGTAGCTGATAAGTGATCAGGTGTATAAATATAACTTAATTGAACTTGATATTGAGCATTTGGTGTAGGAGCCATAATAACTGAAGTTTCCTTCCACATTGCATAATATTTAGGAACTCCTGTAGCTCCTGTTGAATTATATTCAAATATAAAGGTTGTATCTCTTTTGTCTAAATATTCTTTAGTTGTAGGACTTTGAGAAGAATCATAAACTAAAAAAGACCTAACAATAATAGCTCTTCTAGTAGAAGTTACTCCAGAAGAAGCAGTAACATTAGGAAGTAATAAGTAAGGTGAATTAATATTAAGATTTGCTGTTGCATATTCTCTAGCATAGTCAGCATCGACTTCTCTAAAAATACGAAGTTCAGCATCTCTAATCATACTATCTAAAATAGAATCAGTTAATACATTTGAATCTACTTCAGTGTAATCTCTAACTTTTTGTAATAATTCAGCAAAGGTCATATTATGATATTACTATTGTAACTCTCCCTGTTCTAGTACCTACTTGTCTTTTATTATTTTCTTCTAATGGAGAAGTATCAGGTTGCATTCCATTTGATAAAAATTGTCCATCCCAATATTGAGGATCTAAATAAACTGTTACAGGTGCAGCTCTTTGTGGTCTTGCATTCCATAGTGCAACAGGATCTGCCATATGTGGTTTAGGATCTAGTTGTGGGTGTTTAGCTTCAAATTCAGATATATGTACCCAAGAACCATTCCATTCTTTTACCATTTCTCTATATGGAAAAGCTTGTCCTGATCTATCAGATATGGATTGTGAATATTTACCTTTTGCGTATGCCATTATGATCCTTGTGGGTAATAAACATTAGGTGTGATGTAAACAGATGTTCTTTGACCATCTTCATCTAATGCTCTTTTTAATTCATCTTCATATAACATTTTTAACATTTGAACTCTATCTAGTGCAATTTTTTGTGATAAATAAAATGCTAATCCTGAAACCATACAAGGATAAAATCTAAATGGCATATCAGTTGTATTGGAGTAAGCTCCTGCATCTTGTATTCTTGCAAGATAATAATAGAATATATTCGTCACGGCGCTCGTATCAGGAGCCAGATATAAACTTATAGTTGGTGTAATTTGTCTGTTTACGTAATACTGAGAAGGAGTTCCTGTATCAGTCTTATTTGGAATAGCAATATATTCAGATCTAGAAATTTTAGTTAATGTTTGTTGAGTACCACCTGTTGTAGTTACAACAGCTTCAAGTACATCATTACAATCACTTGGTGTATTGTAAGTTGCTGTTCCGTTTACAAGAGTTAATGTTTCTGATTTTACTTTCCAAAGATTAATTCCTCTATTTCCCCATTCAGAAAATAAAAGATTTAAACTTCTTCTAGCAGATTTAATATCGTGACCTGAATTAGTTCTTACACCACATCTTTCGTAAGCTTCTTCAATAGCTTCGTCAATCGTGATATTAAACGATGTAGTTCCCGATGTAGCCATTTCATAACCTTACGCTTTAATTGCTTCTTGTAATTCTAAAGGTAATTTTTTTTGAGCTGTAGTAAGTTTTCCAGTTTTAGCTTTCATCATCTTACCGTATTTAGCTTTTCCAATTTTACCAGTCATTTTGTAGGCTTTGTGCCCACCACCCATTTTCATCATAATAAACTCCTTAATTGATATAGTATAATAACACTATGACTTACTTTAGTAAATCTCCATAATAAGATACTAAGCTAGGGTTAGATAATTCAATATCTGCTGAATCGTGTTTTACAAATTTACCAAAATACTCACTTCTTTTTTTATATTCACCAGAAGTTTCAGTTTCCATAATTGGTCTATGTGATTTAGCGTGATCAACTGATAAACCTTTTTGTGCTTTTTTTGGTTTAGGAACACAGTTAGGTACTTTTCTACCATTCTTAGTTTTCATACCAACCATTTCGTATCCTTCCCAACAAGGTCCTTTTTTAGCCATTAGATACCTTCCTCCAAAAATACTTTAGTTTTTTTACAAGCACATTGCTTAATATTAAAAATCTTGCAAATTATTTCTTTAATCTTTTTCATCATAATTTTTAGTGGCCACTTTGAGAGTGTATAACTTCTCTTCATTGCGGTTATATAACTTTTTAGATTTTACCACTTTAGACCTAAAGAGTAAACTTCTAAGCTTTTCTGCTATTGGGTTTCTTTTTTTTCGCATGAGCAGAATCTTTCATTAATCTGCCGTTAGGCATATAGTGATAACCTGCAGGTGCTTTTTTCTTTCTAGCTCCTCTAAGTTTACCATCTATTTGTTGCGTCATCTGTGATCTTGATATTGCCATTATATTAAATCCTTTACCTTACCTAATATAGGTTTATATTTAGTTTGTCCATCTTTTTTAAATGCGTGTAAAAAACTAGCTCTTCTATCTTCTGCTACCCAACTACAGTGGATCCACCCGCTTGAAGGTTCTCCTGGAGTGTAGTACTCAAGGATAAGCTGGTCATACGGAAGTTCCCTATGTATCCATTCAGCAACTTCTGCATTATCTACACCAGGACATTCAAAATCTGCTGCTTCTCCTTTTGTATGTTGAGAATTTATTGAACTATTAATAGCTAAACATAATTCTGGAGAGCGATATCCTGAAGTAACTGTAACTCTTCCAAATCTATCTCTTACTGGTTGTAATATATTTTCACAAAGTAATTTAAGTTTTTCTATTTGTCCCGCATTAGGATTATTATTAATTCCTTTACGAATAGCTGTGTCTGATTTAATTAACTCTGAAAGAGTAAAGTTACGGGTAAGGTTCATTATTTTGGTTTTATAATTTTACTTATACTTTTACTACCATCTATATTTTTTTCAAGTTCTGCTTCTACTTCACCACACATAAACTGTTTGTTAGTCATATCCATATTTCTAGTGGCTTCTCTTTTCATTTTTAAACAGGTAGATAAATTATCTTGTATTCTGTGTTCTACAAGTTCTCCACCTATAAATAAACAAAGTGCAATAACTGTTTGTATCATCCTACAATTTTTCCCTTGTTAGGTCCATTTTTAATAACATATTTTTGTGTACCACCAGCACCTATATCAACTTCTTTTCTTAAGTACTGAAAAAATTTCATTTGTTTTCGAGATTCAGTTTTTTTTAAACTATGTTTAATCATCATATTTTTATTTATCTTTTCTCTATCAGACATTACTTCCTCCAATATTCAGTTATTTGTTTCCACTCACATTCAGAATCTTCACAAGTGTAGTCATATTCTTGTAAAGTTCCAGCATTAATGCCCGTTTCCGTTTCCATTACTAAACTTAATATCTCTTGTTTGATCTTTAAGTTTTTCGACATCTTTTTTAAGTTTTTCAATTTCCTTTTCCATCATATCAATCATAACACCTGTATGAACATTTTGTTTAAGTTGTTCTTCGTGTTCTTCTATTTTTTTCGCATTGTATTCAAGAAGCATGAACTGCTCTTGGTCAATAGGCTTTTGAATACTAGCTTCTAGTAAATCTTTTTCAAACAATTGATTTTTTGTCTCTAATCGATTTAATCTTTCAATTACACCAAATGCAAACCACGCGCCTATAACTATGGCTGCAATCAAACCAATTAAGTTACGTAATGGTAAACCAATATTTGTATTTTCAGAAATTTTCATAGGCTAATTATAAACCTATGTTTAGATGATAAAAAGTATTATACCTATAATAACCGTTGTAATTAAACTGCAAGTATACTTAGTATTATTACAAATATAACATTTAGATTCTTTGTGAATATTTTTTTTAAAAGTTTGTTTTAAACATTCATAAAATTTTAGCATTTCCATCTCCTTCTTGCTTGTCTTAATCTTGAATTAGGATCTCTTGCAGCTTTTGGAAACATCTTCATTTGCCCTGCTGATCTAGCACAAAAAGATTTTCTTCTTTTAGCTGCTTTACTTCCTTTTTTAACTTTGCCTGTTACAGCTGTTTTTAATTTTGACCCAGGGTTCATTCTTCTGTATGCACGGACCCCTGCTGCCGTCATACCTGCTCCAGATTTTGTAGATCTGAAATTTTTTTTATTACGCGCAGGCATTCCACCTTTTGCATAACCCTCGATCTCTATACCTAAGTCAGCATAGTAATCCATAGACACCTACACTGTTAAACCAGGACCTGAATATTTATCAGTTAACAATGTGTAAGCAGCGACATTTGTTTTTGTTTTAACAAAAATTCCTTTTGGAAAAAGTATTCCGTCTTCTGGAAAGGAAAAGTTGATTACATCACCGTTAGGTACATCACCTATGAAAAGTGTGTCACCTGTATTTGAAGTTGTAGTTAATTCTAAAACTCCTGCTCCAACACCATCTGAAGCAATAATAATTCCTCTTAATCTAATTGGTTGTTCAATAACCGCAGTACCTGTGTTACCTGCTTGTGATCTTGTAGCCTGAATATCGCTTTTAAAACTCATAGTATCTCCATTATAAGGGTAAAGTATAGGGGCGTAAATACTACGCCCCTATATTAAATTGATTACGCTCCTGGCGAACCAAAGATTCCTCTAGGGTCAGACCAACCGAAGCTGTATCTTTCTCTAGCTTTAAATCTTACGTTACCAGTGTCGAAGTCACCTTCAATCGCTGTTTTAATTGGCGATCTTACAAAGTGTTTCAAACCGTTTGGCGCATCAGTCATAATGAAGAATGCATCAGTATCAGTCAAGAAATGGTTAACTCTGTAACCTTCTGGAATCATACCCATGTTCATCATTGCGTTGATGTCGTTTTTCGCAAACGCTGCAGAACCACCTGGTGTTGTAGATAAAGGTGATTTCATAATTCGCTCTGCAGTAAATTGTAATTCTTTTGGAATTATCAATTTTCTACCCATAGTAGCGATTTTTAATCCTCTTTCGTCTACGAACGCTGCGATGTCTATTAACGCTTGTTCTAACGAAGTTTCTGACAAATCAGAAGCAGTAGATAATTCATTTCTGAATGTTCCACCATTTGCTAATGGGTGATCAATAGTACAAAGTGCTTTACCGTCACCTCCATTATAGCTTCCACCTGTATCAAACGCATTGTTTAATACATTAGCTGCTGTGATTTGTTTAGATTGCGCCATTGATCTTGCAAGAGCTCTTGTGTATCTGCCTGCTAATCTGTCGTATAAGTTGTCTTCAATTGCCTCTTCTGTGATAGCAAATGCTAACGCCACAGTATTGTGAGTGTATCTTGAAGTATATACTTCAGAAGCTTGGTCAAATGTGACCATAGCACCTTCAGCTTTTGTTGCTGCTGTGCCAAAGCCAGATAACATAACTTCTTCTTCAAACGCTCTGTCTGAAGCTTCAGCCATGAAGATCTCTGCATGCTCGTTGTCGTATCTGTTGTATTCCAGGCCGAATAGTGCATTCAATCCTGGCTCTAGTTCTTTAACTAGTTGTGATCGTGATATAGCCATAATTTATTCTCCTATTCCTATATACCTGTGCCTTGAGCATAGAAGTGGTTATTAATTCTAACCAATACATCTACGTTCACACTTCCAGCAGTGTCGCTTCTCGTGTCTTGAGAAATGTCAATTGCTTGAAGGACAGTACCACTTGTTGTTAATCCAGATACACTGTAGTCCAATTGAACTTGTGAAATTCCAGATAACGTGCTACCGCCAGCGTTTGTTATTGCGAAGTTTTTAAAGATGTCTGCTACTGCAAACGCTCCATCAGAGTCGATTGAGTAAACTACATCTGGATCATCGATAATAGTAGCGACAATGTCACTAGCATTAACAGTTCCAGGATAATAGTTTTTCCAAGTCGGCTTCTGAGTAGTAGGGTCTGTGTAGAATACTCCGTTAAAAACGCCCACTACAAGATCAGAAGTATTTGCGACTGCTCTTTGGATTCCACCACCTGTTACAGGTTTTACCAAGTCACCTTGATAAATTGGCGTACCATAGTTCGCTGCAATTCTATATCTGTTTTGTGCGTTAATAAATGGAGAGCCATCTAACTTTCTTACTGGTCTTAGACCATATTTTTCAGCCGTATTAGCCATATTGTTTTTCTCCTATATATTTTTATTAACTTACTTCGGTGTGAATTTTACCAAATCATTAGGATTTGTTTCCTCCACCAAAAGTTACGCGAGATTGTCTACTAATATTAATAGGCATCTCCGGTCGTTGTTCCTTCATGACATCGTTGTCCACCGCGTCTACTCTATCTTGAGTAATTTTTCTAAAATACTCAGCACGGCTTTTAACAATTTCTTCAGGTATCCTTCCCAACACAAGGCCAGCAACCCCGATCAAACCTGCGTAAGTTCCCTGAGCTATGACTGGATAAGAGTGATCACCTAATTGATTTTTAATCTCTTCGGCTCTCACAAATTCCCAACCTTCTCTCATTTTCTTAGATACGTTTGCCGTATCCTGAAAACCCATACTCTCGGTTCTTATCCATCTATGGACATAACCGTCTGGCGCAGGTGGTGCATCCAGAGATGATGGTGGCGTCCAAGGTTTATTTCTAACCTCTTTTACTTCTTCTGACGCGCGTGAAGTTCTTTTTATATTATCGCTCATACTTATTGTACCTCCTTCACGTATTTAGCGTATTCTTCTAGTGGCACCCCTAATTTTTTGGCAATAGCCACCTGTGATTTGGTGAGTCTCACAGATCTACGTCCCTGCTGACTTCTGCCAGCACTAGCAACTTTTTGGACGGGTCTTCGTTGCTCAGATTGAAAACGGTGAGGGAAATTTTCCTTCATACGTTTATCAATCTCATTATAATACTCTTCACTCTCTACATCAACTCCCATACCCACTAGATCTTCGTGTACAGTCATTGCTGCGTTTGTCATGATTTTATCATTACCAAACCAAGTGTTTTTAGACGCCCAATCCTGAGCTTTTCTACTAGGCTCGGCTGGTACTACGTCTTGTTGAGTATATTTTGGCTCTTCTTTAACGCTATTTTTCTGTTCTTCTAGCTGTTTAAGTCTAGCTTCTCTATCAGCCATCTTAATTCTAGCTTTTTCTTTTTCAACAGATAATCTAGTTAACTCATCGTTAGCTTCCATAATTTTTTCAGCATCATTATTTTCAATAGCTTCTTTGAGTTTTCTTTTTACCTGTTCTCTTTGAGAATCAACTCTAGCGTCAAATTCTTTCAGATATTTTTCATCTGCAGAATCATATTTAGTTACAGAATCGTCATACTTTTTCTGTAAACCTTTTGCAAAATCCAAAGCAGCTTTTTCTCTTCTTTCAGCTTCTCTGTATTTTCTTGTTAGTTTGTCTATTCTCTTCCTTACAGATTCAGATATCTTAGTTAAATCATCTGGATCTTCTGTAGGTTGTGTTTGTTGTTTAGGTTCTTCGATCTCTTCAACAACAACTTCTTCTTTTGGTTGCTCCTTGTCGTGATCTGTATAACCTAAGTCTACTTCACCAACATTTAAGTTGGCTTCTTTAGATTCTTCCTTTTGTTGTTCCTCAATTTTAACTTCTGTTTCTTTAACATCGTCTAAATCAAGTTCAACTTCAGGTTCTATCTTAGCTTGTTCTTGTGCATCAGCCATTTGATGTTTCCTCCTTAATATAAATGCAGAATATCTTCTGGTTTATCTATTGTTGCGATGATTTCATCATCGTTCAAAATACGGTGTTCACCATATTTTGTTTTAAATCTAGAACCGGCATATCTACCGTAGATTACAAATTGACCTTTCTTACACCAAGGACCTTTTGGAAATTTTTCTTTATCTTGATAACAAAGATCACCCATCTCAACGACTAAACCTACAACGGTTGTCATTTGAATAGTTTCACTTGCATTATCAGTAAGATAAATTCCACCTTTAGTTTTTTTAGGACCCGCATAAGGTCTAACTAAAAGTCTATAACCAACTGGTTTTGGTATTACTGAAAGATATTTTTCGATCCCTGCTGGATCAGTGGGTATCGGTGATTCTTTTGAATCAGGCGCGACACCATTATTTACTTTATTGACTCCAACTAAAGTGGAATCAGGTGTTATTATCGTCATCGACATTCTCCTCGTTTCTCTGCAGGTCTTTAAGATCCTGAAGCAGCGTTTCTAAAGCGCTGAGTTTCCCTCTAGAATACGATAGTCTGTCGATTGTGTCTACATGGTACACCAAATCCTCTTTGATTTGGGTAATTCTTTTATTAATGAAATGTTTGATACTTTGTAACGTATCTAAATCAAGATTCATTTTTTTCTAATAAAATTTTATTTTTTCCTTGTTCAGCTAAGTTAAAACCATATTTTTTTAATATAGTTTCAATTAAAGGCATTTCATATTTAGTATAATCATCAAATACAAATCTTGTAATAGGTGCAGTTCTATTAGCAAACCAAACTGCTTCAGTTATAACATCTTTAGTCATATGAGGACCATCAAAATGAACAAATGCAAACTCTGAAAATCTATGTTCAGAGTCATTCATAAATTTAGTATCTGTCATATTGCATAATACAAACTTACCAGCATTTCTATATTGATAGAAATCGTTTAACATTGTATCTCGCATCTCATCAGTATAGTCACAGGTATACGCACCTGTAGTATCATAATGTTGGTATTTTAAATTACCATATGGATCAACGCCCACATGAATATAATTATTGATAACATTATCCATGATAATCTTAGACCCAAGTCCCTCACGAACTCCAATCTCACAAGATTTATAACCTTGGCAATCAAATCCTTTAGTCCATTTATTAAGTAATTCATAATCTGAGCTGTCTCCTCTAATCATAGGTTCTTATAACACTTTGGATTTTAAATGCAACTACTTACGTTTGATTAAATCAGTAGCTTTAAGTCCGTATACGCTCGCGATTACTCCTACGAAAATTGTCTGATACCAGAATGGTAGTTGAGAAAAGTATTCGAAGAAAAGTTTCATTTTGTCCATCGCAGTTGGATCATCCGAAAAAACTGCCCAAGCCAACAAAACTATAGGAGCTGACAATAATAATAAAATAAATTCGTCCTTCCAGTCGGATTCTCTTGCTTCTAATAATTTACCGTTGTATTCCAATTCTCCACGAGCCTGCATTTCTGCATTTCTTAATGCAGCATCAGACATTGCTTGTTTCGTCTTTTGTTTGTTCGAGTACAGGTGGGCTCCAGTTTTTAGGGCCATTCCCAATAGATTGAACCACGGCATAATATTGTTCTTTTCTCCTTATACCTAAATATGGTAGCATTTCCTCCATAAGCTGTAAAGCACGGCTACCTGAAAGTGTAAAACGATATTGATCTTTGTAGTGTTCTTTTCTTTTTCGTTTAAAGTGAATTTTTTTATTTGTATTACAATATCTTTGAAATTTTTGTACAACGTCTTCATCTGACATTTGCACTTCTAGTACAGCTGTAGGAGTAAAAGTAGGATGGTTAGTTCTATTTAAGCCAAACCAACCTTCTCCTTCAAAAATACCTGCAAGTAATATTAATTGTTCTTTTTTAGAAAGTTGATCGAACATTAAAGATTTATAACAAATCTTTTATATAATCGCCACCTTTAATTATCTCACCACCAGTAGATTTTTTATCTATTTTACCTGACCTTAGTATTCTTAGTGCTTGTGATATTTGTGATTCATTAGACATAGTTACATCTACATCCTCTTTCATAATTTTATCAAACTTTTTATGAAGATCTGGTCTATTCTTTAAAACTCTTTTAGCAATTTGACTACCAACGTATTTAATTACTGACATTTAAACTTCTGCATTCCACACAGCCTTTTTTAAATTGTTCGTGATGATTACAATGCTTCTTTTCAAAGATTACAGGCTCGAATGGTTTAGGTTTAAACAATCTTCTTAACCAAGCAAACATTATCTAACTCCTTGAAAGTTAAAACCTTTAACTTGAATACGTTTTGTTCCTCTTGCACCTTGGCTCATACAATCATCACAGCCACAACCCATACCTCCGTTGTTTTTGTGCATACCACCACAACTTAATTTAACAGGTGGTACTTGTGAGTTAGGTCCTTTTTTAGGAGGAACTGTTGTTGTTAATTTTTTATTTATCATAATAAACTTTTATCTACGTTAGATGATATCACAACTTCTCCACCATCATCATAAGCTTTAAAACCAGATAAAAATGGATTAGGTGTTGATACAGGATTTTTAATTTGTGTTACTGGTGTTTTACAAGGAGGTGTTGTTCCATCTGGACAAAGAGAAGGGTTATTATCTCCACTATTGTTATTAGCTCCTAAAGTATAGTTAGGTTTTTTATAAAAAGCTTCATCACCTGTATCTACAAATTTTTGTGACATTAAAGTTGGTTTATTTTTTAAATCAGTTGTGAGATTTTTAACTGTTTTAGCTCCTGCAGTTAATAATCCGATTGGTGCTTCAAATAACTTACTTGCACTCATAGTTAAAATAGTTCTACCTATGTTTAATAGTCCAGGACCTCCACCTGAAGTTCCTGTTGAACCTGTAGTTTTTGCTCCTGTATTTACTTGTGGTGATCCACCACCGCCATCTCCTGCGCTTGAATTAACTGATGAAGTCTGTCTGTCAGAATATGTGCTTATTCCAGGTTCACTAGATAATGCAGCTTCATATCCAGAAACTTCACTAGGAGAACCTCCTCTTCTTAATTGTTTAATTCCTTTTAATTTTCCAGAATTTTCCATAGCATAGAAAACAGTTTTACCTTTTTTCTTACCGTATTGCTTCTCCATTGAAGCTAAAATTTTTTTACCTTTGTCGTTTAGCGGCATTAGATCTCTCTCTTTGTATTCTTTCGTTCATATCCATTTTCTCCTCCGCAATTCTAATTCGTTCTGCAGCTTGATCTTCCGCAGATTCTAATTTCATTTTATCAAGGTCTATACGATCTTCAAACTCCATAGCTTTTCTTTCTATGTCTTGTTGAGTTTCCATAGCCTTTCTTTGCATATCCATAGCTTTTAAATCTAATTCTCTTTGTTTCAATGCAACTAGTGGATCTTCTTTTTGACCACCTGCTTCTTCTTGAGCAAGTTGAGCAGTGATCTCTGCAACTTTTCTAGCTACCAAAGAATTAAATAAAACTTGAAATCCTTGAGGATCTGCTTGTGCTTGTGCTTGTAATTCAGGTGAATTTTGTACCATATCACCAATTTCACCGTGCGCTTTTAATGCAATGTGATCAGATATGTGTCCTTGTAGTAAAGCATAAACCATTGGATTAATTTGAACCATTCTTGTAGCCATAAAAGCTCTGTGAGCCATAATATGTGCATCGTGATCTTGTTCAGGAAACGCTTTTAACATTTGCATCTGTAATGATTTAGCATTTTCAGTTGCAGGATCTTCAGGTTGAGGCATTATTTCTGGTTTTAGTAATGCATCGATATTTTTTGTTCCTAAAGCTTCATAAACTCGTCTGTAAGCTTCTCTTAAGTTGTGCATTTGCGGATTTGAGATAGCAATTTTTAAATTTTCGTTTGCTAAAGTTACTCTTTGTGACATTGAAAAGATATTTGGGTCTGCAACAGGAATTACATCAACTCTATCATCAAAATCTTGTAATTTTACAAATCTATCTGCGTTTGTAACTGCATATGGATACACAGGAGGTAAATAATCAGCAAAAACTTTTGCTAAAAGTCTAAATTCTTGTCTCATTGCATAGTAACATCGCTTGTGAATAGCACTCATAACCCTCGAACCACGTTCCAAGAGAGCAATTGTTGTTCCAACAGCTCTATTTTGAGCATCTTCACCTAATTGCATGTCTGCAATCGCTGCAAATCTTTGTCCAGCTTGTACTACGAAGCCTAAAAGTTGGAATAAAGTAGCACTTGGCTCTTTAAAAGGTAAAATTTGAAACTGATCTCTGATATTTCCACCGGGAGCATCAACATCTCTGAACTCTCCAGGTTGAAAAGGTTGGTCATCATCTCTAATTCTGATACCTCTAGACTTAAATCCAGCAGGTAAGTTTGCTAAAGTACCTGCATCAAGCAATTGTCTTAAGGCTTGAGTAGCAGATCGTGATAATCCACCTATCATATGAATTAAACCAAAGCCATAAAAGCCTAAACCAGGTAAAAATTTGTAATGTACGAAGTATTCTTTTCTTTGATAAGTGTCATCATCTTGATTATAATTTCTATAAATAGATAAAACTTCTCCTGAACCTTCATCAATAGATACGATGTAAGGTAATTTAACTTCTTTTTCTGCATTTTCTACTTCAAACTCATTTAAGTTTAAATCAATATGCATTTCTAAAATATTATATTGATATTCTTTTTCTCCAGCAGGTTTAACACCTTCTAATTCGTTCAACTTATCTTGTATTGGACTTCTTTCAGGTTGTTTAGGTAATAATTCTACATCTCTATAGAATCCTGCTTTTTGTTGTTTAAGTACATCGTTCTCTGACATCTTAACAATGTGTGTAATTCTTTCGCAATCTTTTAAATCTGTTGCATAATATGGAACAACTAAATCTTCAGCAGGTACAAATTTAGCAACTGCTCTTTGTTTAATTTCATCATAATAAATTTTTTTAAATGCAGATCCTGCTAATGGTAAATAAAATAATAATTGATCTGTATCTGGTGTGTATTCTTCCATTTGTTCCATCAACATATAATTCATAAAATCTTTAACTCTTTCTGCTTGTTGTGAAACTTCTTGTGTATCCGCACCTATAACTTGAGTTCTTACAGGTCCATCACTTGGTAATAATTCTTTGTATGCTTGTGCTTGAAATTGTGTAACAGCTTCTGACAAAAGAGGATGGGTAACACCGCTTGCACCTTGGAAAGGTCTAGTATTTTGTACATACTTGAATCCAAGTAAGTCTAAACCTTGAGTGTAAGCTTGTTCCCAATCCCCTCTTGAAACTTTATCTTTTTTGAAATCTGAAATAAGTTCTTGAGAAATTCGTCCGAGAGTTCTCTCGTCCATTTCATCTGCTAAGTTTCTGTAAAAGTCTTCTTCAGGTGATTCTTGTTCTTCAGGAACATCTTCACCTTCAAGTTCTACATCAACTTCTTCTTCCACTTCTTCAGTTTCAGGAAGTTCATTTTGTTTTTCTACTTCAGCCATTGTTATGTTATGATAGTTCTTTTATTTCTTCCTAACTTACAGCCTCTAGCTAAAACCATAGTTCCGTTATTAGCTTTAATCATTTTACCTGTTTTAGCACTATAAGGATCTAGACCAAAAGATTCAGAAGATCTAGGTCCCATTTTAGGTAACATATCTCTAACTTTAGTTTTTGGATCGGTAGTAAAAATTTCATCTTTTAAAAAAGATTTAGTTTTTCCCCAAAATGAATTTGCGTCTCTAGCTTTTTTAGCCGCGATACCAGCTTCCATATTTTTTCTAGCACCCATTGCTAATGCAGTGTCGTTAGCCATTTCAGAACCAAGATCACCTGTATCAACTGCAGACGCAGCCATTTTAGCTTTATTCGCAGCACCTAGCATTTTAGCTCCTGCTACTCCTGCTAAACCTGCAATTAAAGCTTTTTTTAGTTTTTTGCTTGCCATGATATATATCTCCTTTTTGTTATAACAGAATTATAATATCATGCAAATATATTTACGACTAGACCGCCTTCTTGGTAAGCTTTGAAAGGTTTAGTTTTCATTTCAGGAGTGATTTTTATACCAAAAGCTTTATAATATAGTCTTGGATCTCCTTCAGGAATCATATCAATATAAAACTTACTACTTTGATTTAATTGATCTAAATAAAGCTCTGCATCTTTTCTACTAGCAAAAGCTGCTCTATGATCTGATACATCATCAGGTTTTAAACCAAAGTCTTTTGCTTTTTCTGTTCCTCTAGTATCAATAACTTTAAAAGGTTTGTTAACATCTGATTTAGCAACTTCAATAGTTTTAACCTCTGAATTGTATTGTCTTGCTAATTTTTTCATCACATTAGGAATAGTAGCTTCTTTTTTAGGATCTGTTAAATCTTTAATTAGTTTTGTTGCTGATGTATCGGTTCTATCTTCTGGATCTCTCGTTACAACATTTTGTTTTCTTCCATAGTTTTTAAAACCTGCTTTACCTGTGCTTGTTCCATAAAATTCTAAGTCACCTAAAAATCTGTTTCTTCCACCATATGTTTTTAAATGATGTATTTGTTCAACAGGATTTATTACAACCCAATCCGCATCTCCTCTTTGAGCTGCTTGTTTAATTGTATTTTTAATAGCGTGCACTCCCCAGTTTTCTTTTCCATACAAAGGTAAGAATGGAATTGCATCTTGTTTTAAAGAAACATCTCTTTCGGTAATACTTGCTAAGTTTAATGTATTCTTTTTTAATTCATTAAAATCATTTTCTAAAGAATAATATTTTCTTATATCTTCTTTAGTCATATTACGACCTTTGTCTGTAATTTGTTTCATCTCATCTAATAAACCCTCTAGTTTTCTGTTTGATGAAAAAAACTCAACCTCTGCTCCAAATGGGTTTACAACTTTATCCCTTATTGGATTTTCTTTTTGTAATTTTTGATGGTAGTCTGATTGTATTTCATCAATTGAAATAATTCTTTGATTAGGATTTGCTCCTTGACGATATTGATATCTTACATGATAAATTTGATTAGGTAGAGAACTATAGTGCTTTTGATATCCTTCAGGTAATTGCATACCAAAAGGTAATTTTTCTGGATAATAAACTACATCTTCGTGATAACTTAAACCACCGTGTTTTCTATAGTCTCCGTGACTACCATATCTAGGTAGTTTATTTTCTTGTGAAAATAAACTTGCTCTTCTCATTAAATTTTGATTAGCGTTTTGTATAGTTACTAATTCTTCAGCAAAAGAAGCAGGTACCTCAACACCTAGGTCTCTTAACTCTTTATCAATTTGACCTAATCGATTAAGCTGACTTTTAAATAAGCCTTCATTAAAAGAAGTATGTATACCTTGTCGTAAAGATTCTTCAGTGCCTCTTACAACATTCATTTGTTCTTTGTTATTTAAATTTCTAACAAAAGTAATTGCTTCTTTAATCTTTTCTTGTTTAGCTACATCTCCAGCATAGTTAGCTTGTAGACTTAATAATTTAGATTCTAAATTGTAAGATGCATTTGTGATCTTACTACTCATATCTTGAACTTCATCAGCGAGTTTAGGATTAGTTGAGAAGCGTTTTGTAACAAGTTTATTAACAGGAGCTTTGTTTACAATATATAATAAATCCATTTTAGTTAATGGAAGATTCTTCTCATCAGCATATTTTAAAAAGCCACCTACGACTCGACCATCTTTGTCTAATTGCAATAAGTTAGAGTCCCATAACTCATCTCGTTTAATACCTTGATCAATCATTTTAAAATCAGGATTACCTGTTTTAAAATTACCTATTCCTTTTGATTGAAAATCTCTAATCCAATCTTTAGGTTTTCTTGCAGTATCGATAGGGTGTCGTGCAATAAAATCCCATAACGAAGAACCTATACCGTCTTTCTTAGTTCCACCAAACGATAGTGGATTATGATAAGCCATTTTTTTAAGTTCTTTAGATCTTTCCATAATAGCCATTGCTTCAGCTTGTTTTGCTGATTGCTTAACTAACTGTTGAGCTCGTTCTGTTCTGTTTGGAGCAATCGCTAAAATCCCTGAGACTTCATCAACAACTTCTTTACTGGGCGTTGGTTCGGGGAGCTTGGGTGGTTTAAGTTTGATTGTTTTGTTAATGGCTCTAGCAATCGGGTTTCTAAGAGCCACGGCTCCGGCACCAGCTAAAGCGAGTCCTACGATTCCTTGCGTTGCAGAAGGTTCATATTTTTCTTTGTATTCAAAATCTGATGGAACAGAAGATGTTGGTTCTGTGTCACCTTTATTATTATATAATTTTTGTAAAGATGATTCAGCCATTATAATAAATCCTTTATGTAATCTTTAACTGAACCGCCTTTGGAAAACTTTTTTGTAAATTTAATTCCAAATTGTTTATCGAAAGATCCTTGTCCTTTAAAAGTATCTTTACCAAAAGGATGTTCAACATCAGCTCTACCTGAACCTTTGCCTACGCTTCCAGTAATTTTTAAATTAGTTGTATCAGTATCAATGATGTTATATTCACCTTTAACACCATAATATCTATTTTCTGTTTCGACTTTAACTTTAGGATCAGGATTAAAAGAACCTTTAGAAATATTTATATTAGGTCCTATTTTGAATTTAGGCTTTTTATCGGACATTTTATCGGACATTACTTAACTCCGATAAATTTTCCGCCCCTTACTGCTTTGCCCATTCCGCCACAAGATAAATTCAACATTGATTTAACTCTGCTTTCAGGACTAATAGAAAATCCAAATGCAGGAGGTTTTTCAAATTCACCTATACCTGTGATTCTCTTCGCTGCGTTTAAAGTAGCATCCGCTTCACCTGCTCTTTTACCAACATAGTTAGATGCTAATAAAGCTGCTCCCATAGGAATAGCTTTTTTAATTTTATCTCTTTTACTCATAGTAAATCCTTAATGTAGTCAGCCATTCCACCTGTAGCTTTTTTATCTACTTTGACGTCTTCGCTTTTCTTGTCTTCGTTTTTTAATTTTGATTTAGCATACTCGTAACCTGCGCCTGCACCTGCACCTACTTTTACTGCTGTATCTACAATTCTACCAATAGGTGATTTTTTAAAAATACTGCTAGCAACTTTTGAAACAGTTGTTGGTGCTGGTCTTGGCATATCTTTTAATGCCGAGCTAAATTTTACAGGTGAATTTTTATTCACTGTTGTTGTAGGAAATGATCCTAATGATTTATATTTGTCACTTAAACCTTTTAATTTACTTTTGTCAGCCATAATATCTATACTCCTTTGGAACCTTATATAATTCTTCT